TTTATTTTAATTATAGATGCTGGGTTAAACCTCAAATTAACTAATAAGACTTAACCCAGCTTTAATCTTTAAACTTCTAATTTATCAATCAGCATTGCATCGCCATAACTAAAGAAGCGATAGCGATCTTTAACGGCATGTTCATAAGCAGCCAAAATATTTTCTCTATTTGACAATGCTGAAACTAACATGAGCAGGGTAGACTCAGGTAAATGGAAGTTAGTAATTAAACGGTCTACGATGCAGAACTCATAACCCGGATAAATAAAGATTTGCGTATCACCAGTCCATGCTGCGATTTTTCCGCCATGCGCTTGAGCTGCACTTTCTAAAGCACGTGTTGCAGTTGTACCGACAGCAATCACTTTATTACCGCGTGCTTTAGTTGCCAAAATTAAATCAATAGTTTCTTGAGGAACATCACACCATTCACTGTGCATAACATGATTTGTAATGTCATCAGTGCGTACAGGCATAAAAGTACCTGCACCGACGTGAAGAGTCACAAACGTTTTCTTAACACCTTTTTGGTCTAACTCTGCTAACAACTCTTCGTCAAAATGCAAGCTTGCTGTTGGGGCAGCCACACTGGCAATTTTTTCTGGATTATGGAAAACCGTTTGATAGCGTTCAGTGTCAATTTCTTCTGCTTCACGATTGAAGTAAGGCGGAATAGGTAACTGACCATATTGCTCAAGTACTGGCAAAATTGGTTGTGAAAACTCAACGACAAATAAGTTTTCGTGACGGCCACGCACAATCACGGGAATATTGTCCGCACCAACAAAAAGCTCAGCCCCTGCTTTAGGTGAATTGCTCGCTTTAATATGGCAATACGCTGTGGTGTGGTTCAGCATACGCTCAACCAAAATTTCAATCGCCCCACCTGTGGCACGTTTTCCTTTCAGTCGAGCCTTCATGACTTTGGTATCGTTGAGTACCAATAAATCGCCTTCTTCGAACAGATCAATAATATCTGTGAACATATGATCGTGATATTGGCCCTTAGCATCTAAATGCAATAAACGCGAAGCACTACGTGTTTCGAGTGGGTAACGGGCAATAAGTTCATCGGGTAGTTCAAAGGAAAAGTCAGACAGTTGCATATTCAGGAAAAACACCGCAAAAATTGCGCCTAGTATAAACTTTTTCGCTTTTTAATGGCTGTGCTTCTGGCCTAAATCATGAAAAATGTTTAAATGATCTAAAAGTGAACGATAATATTCAGTTAGGGTTTGACAAGTTTTGCAAACGCGCTAATATACGCAACACAAACATACTTCCTCTCCCGAGGTGGTGAAATTGGTAGACGCGGCGGACTCAAAATCCGCTGTCAGAGATGACGTGTCGGTTCGAGTCCGACCCTCGGGACCATATTCAGAATCTATTAGATTCTCCAAAGCCCCAAGCCTTATATATCAAAGGCTTGGGGCTTTGTCGTTTCTGGCAGTTATGTTTTTTTACGGTATTTCACGGGTTTTTTTGGTATATGTTTCCACCCGTTTTCCACCCGGTCGGGAATTTGAGAAGGATTAAGGAGATTTTATTTAAATGAGTACGTCGATTTATCAACGTCCTAATAAGAAATGGAAAGCAGATGTTGTTTTAAATGGTGTGCGTGTTACTAAAACTTTAGAAAAAAAAGAATTAGCAATTCGTTGGGCCAAGGAGACTGAACGAGATCTTATTTTAAATGATTCAACTCAAAAGGCACTTAACAGTAAAATTGTTATTACTATGCGTGAGGCACTAGGTCGTTATTCAGATGAAGTTTCCAGATTTAAAGCTACTGGAAAAAAAGAAATGCAACGGATCCGCTATTTTCAGGATAATTTGCCAAATACTGATTGGCCACTTAGTTGTTATAAAGGGGAGTTTTTAAAGCAATGGGAAGATGCAGTTTCTAAAAGAACAATTAAACCACTTAAGCCTTCAACTATTCTGCGTGATTATTCTACTTTGTCTTCATTCTTTAACTGGTGTCGAAAGGATAAAGGGTGGATTGAGTCTAATCCTGTTGAAAATCTTAGAAAACCAAAAAAACCTCCGCATCGCGAAAGACGTACAGAGGTTGAAGAACTTCAGCGCATGCTTGCTGCACTCAAATATAAACCTGGAACAGTGCCAACTACTAAAATGCAAGAAGTAGGATTGATCTGGCTTATTGCTATGGCCACGGGAATGAGATCTGGAGAGATAGTAAATCGCTTGCCTGTGCACGTCTGTTTGTCAAAACGTTATGTTCAGTTGGATAAAACAAAGAATGGTACTGCTAGAAAGGTTCCGCTAGATGATTTTGCGCTTCAGCTGTGGACCTTAGCTTTAAAAATTGATCGGAAGGGGAGTCCTAAAGTTTTTACTGTTTCTGATTCTTCACGTGATTCACTTTTTAGAAAGGCACGTAAAAAAGCTGGATTAGAAAATTCAGATCTAACATTTCATGACTCACGACATGAGGCAGCTTCTCTTATGGCCAGACGTATTAAAAATGCCCTTACTTTATGCAAAATTTTTGGTTGGAAAGACCCTAAACAGGCTTTGACATATTACAACCCAACTAATGATGAGATCCTGGACGAATTAAATCAGTCATCCGGATTAAGCCGGTTGTTAGCATAAGAAAAGCCACCTTGCGGTGGCTTTCTATTAACTATATTTGATATTGGTTTTATCAAATGCCATCCCAAAGCTTATGACATCTGTGGCTTTCCAACGTGATACTGTGCGATCACCAGTGGCAGAGGTTGGCAGTTCGCGACTAGGTGGGAAATTGTCATTACTGATAATATGCCGTTTGGTGTAATCCAAAGAATATTTAAAGTAATTTGCAATGTCCTGTTCATCCCAAAGCTGGCATTCAATTGGAATAATTGGTTTTGCTTCAATTTGCTTCATTAATTTAAGAAGCATTTTTTCAATAAGTGAGTCCACACTTACAGTCATTTATTTACTCCTTGTAATTCTTCAAATGTTGAAATCCATTCTTTACGATTGAATCCATCATCGGGCGTACATGGGAAAATTCCACTAATAAAATAGCCAGCTTCAGTTTGTGTCTTTGAATACGTCCGTGCCACAATCTTAATATATTCGCAAGTCATGGCTTTAACTGTTTCATAGGCTTCATGAGCAATAGGGTGGTCTGGTCGTACAAGTTCCATATTTTATTCTCACCAAGGCAATTCATTTGTAAAATCAGAATTTGAACGTTGGAATAGTTCATAATCGATTGCTTTTAAAAGGTATTGATCCTCTGTTTTACGAGCTAAAAACGCGAGGGCATGCATATCAAGATCTGCAATAGCTGAACCTTTGTATTTCCCATAGAAAATATGGGTAGGGATTCGGGCCTTCTCTGAAAAGAGGTACAGTTCTTGAAAACTCTTTATGTTTTTTTCCTGAACAATGGTGTGTAAAAGTCCATAGGTTGTCTTGCAATCATTCAAGGCTGAATGTGCATTCTTTAATCCACGTCTTGTCGATTTACGGTCTCGGCTTATGTGATAGGCCAGTGCAGTTAGGTTATGGGCTTCCAATGTTGGCCAAAGGTAGCGAGCCATAGCTAAAGTACAAATAGATTTAATTCCTGTTGTATCTGCACCAGCTCTTTTTACTGCCTCGATGTCATAATCAATATTGTGGCCAATCAAATACTGGATATTCTCTTTTGGCCATTTAAATGTTTTGAATGATGGACACTTTACAAGATCTTCATCAACGATATGGTGGACTGCCATTGCACCGAGTGAAATAGGTTCACTTGGTTTATAACGTTTGGTGAAATCAAACATGGTTGGAATAATTAGAATATCTGCTGAAATTTGAGGAAAAACTACTTCCATTGCAGCAGCTTCAATAATGTCACCATGTAATTTATGGGTTTCAGTATCAAAAATAAGAGCTGTCATAATTATTCCTTAAACCGGGTTTGCTTGTGGCAAGCTATCGAGCGATTGAAATGTAATGGCTCTAACTTCAGTTACGTAACGTTCTTGATTATTTTGGTCAGTCCATTTCCGGGTATGTAATGAGCCTTCGATATAAACTTTTGAACCTTTTTTGAGAAATTGACAGGCAATTTCACCTAGGCGGTTGTGAGCCACAATCCGATGCCACTCAGTATTTTCAATCCAATCTCCAGTGCGTTTGTCCTGGTATTTTTCTGAAGTGGCAATTGAAAACTGAGCATAGGAGCCACCGTTTTGAAATTGTTTAGGAATTGGGTTAGCACCAAGCATTCCAACCAAGATCACTTTATTTATTCCGCGCATGGTTTTTGCTCCTGATCTAATTCACAACGACATTTACCTAAACGAAAATATTCGATTGGTCCTGGTGCATCTATTGGAGAAAATTCGCCTCGAAAGAACGTGTATTGTTTTCTTTTTGAAGTTATTTTGAACTCATCTCCATTAATTTTGAGGATTGTCCCTACAAAAGCCCGTTGGTTTACACTCACCATGCCATTTCCAATAGGTTTATGGGTTTCGACCATACAATTAACTTCATCACCTATCTGGAAGGATTCAAAGTCGGGAAGAATAAGGCCACCACATTTGCAATGATATTTAGACATTTTTCTTCACCTCATTAACTTTGTAATAACTTTGAGCTTTGCAACGTGGACACACCAGATCCATTAGCCCATAGGTAGATTTATTTGGTTGGCGTAAGCGATCTTTAACCAAGTGTTTATTTCTACAACGGCAGCATTGAACTAATTCTTCATCATGATTCATTAGAATTTTCCTCCAAGCCTTGTTCTTTACGTGCTTTGGCTTCTTCTACAGAGTGAAGTTCTTCAGCAATTTTTATTGCATATTGAGCAGCATCGACCATGTTTTTTGCCAAAATCCATTGCACACGGAATGAGCCACCTAAACTGTTTGATTGATATTTACCGTCTTTATCAAATCTAAAGTTAAAAGGGATTCTGATTTCGATCTCAATTAAGAATTCAAAATCACCACAAGCTCGGTGGAAGTCCTGCAAAACTTCGCCTGCATAATGTTTTATGTCATTATTTTCACGTATTTCATTTAATGTTGATTTAAGAGCTGGGCACTGTTCAAGTAGCAAGGAGCTTTGCCATTCTTCATATGCATCATCAAGAAATTCTTGGAATTTATCAGATACTTGTTCTGAACTAGATGCCAAAAGCGTAGGAATATGAAGGATAGTGTCAAAAGTGACATTTGAATCCCACATATCGCTGATTAGTTGACGTGGAAATGGTTTGATTTCCGCTTGGGTTGTTTCTACGTTAGAATCGTTTTGCATAATTGCTCTCCGGTGATTGTGTGGCACATACAGAAGTTGCCGCTTCTGTATGTGTGCTTAAATTGCTAGCCTCGATATAACAGGCTTTGTAATAAGTGGATTTTCTGGTTAAGTTCCGGGTGTTTTTCCCAGTTCAAATTTTGTTTTATGACTTGTAAAACCTCCTTTGCGTTCTTTCGTACTAAACGTGATGTCGAATTTTCCAAATTGTTAATGCAGGTTTTGACCTGAAAAATAGCCTCATCAATATTGCGCTGGTCATCTTTAAGTTGATGGGTAATGTCATGGCCAGGATCCCAACTACAAAGGTATTGAGTTTTGAAATCTTCTGGACCAATTTCCTTATCAATAAAAGGCAGTTCATTAGGGTCTAGTTCAGCCCAAACATTTGTAATCATGCTTGTGGTGCTCCATAGTTAGGGTTAGAAAAAATCCAACATTTCACTGTTCTGCGTCGGTCTGACATTTCATTGTCAGCATTCAGATTTTTTGCAGCATCTGTTGGAAAACGGCTTGAGCTAACAGCTCGGTTAGATTCGATAAACTTGAATTTTTGTGATGATTTCAGCAGGTTTTTCATCAACGTAATTTCAGGAAGTTTCTGGTACTGCTGGGCAGCGACTTTGTAGACTTCATTTAAATTGATGGCGATAGTCTGAGCATCGTTATCATGATGATTAAGACTGAATGGGGCAGATCTACCACTTTGCAGGTATTCAAAAGCTTCCCAAAATTGTTCAACTTCCTGACAATCACCATTAAGTTGGTCCACACGTTGTTGCGCCATTTCCATCAGCATTTCTTGTGCTGGAGCCACTTCTTCGTAGTCCAGATAGCCATTGAGTACATGCTCAGCAATAGCTTCAATGAGTGCTGCAATTTGGGCATGACATAGGGCAATACGTGTATGTGTAATGCCTACACTGTGGTATTGATCTTCAAGGCTTTTTAAGCGTTCCTGATACGTTGTAAGTATCTCGTTCTCTTTGCGTAGGCAATGAGTCATGTAAGTACATGCTTCTTCTAGTTCAATACGGTCCAGTGCATCAACAATACGTTTGGTTTCCAGTGATTGCCCTTTGCGGTCGAATGAAAGGTGCAATGTACGAGTCAAGATTGCTTCAGATGCAGCAATAGCGCTGTTTTGTGAAATCATGATGGCACCACGGAAAGGTGGTTCATATGTTTCATTACCAGCGGTTTTTAGGCCTTTAGAGCGAATTGCTCGGCCGTTAAAAGCATCTTTGAGTTCATCCCAACTAAACTTTGCTTGTTTGACACTATTGCCTTGTGCATCGTTACGGTCACCTTCAATCAACACAACTGGAAGGTTAGAGATTTGGGCAAAGTTACGATAAATCGCCACATTGGTTGATTTATTTGCATCAAAGCCTTCGTACTCTTTACGACCGCTTAATTTCCATAAGAACTCAATTAAACGTGATTTACCGGCACCAGCTTGGCCAATAATTTCAATGAATGGGTATGAGCTATGTATTGAGCGAATTTGCTCAGCAAAATATGTACCGGTCCACCATGCCAGGGCAATTAATCCCTTACTGCCACGTACCCGGTAAAAGTCTTTCCACCAAAAAGGCTTAAATTCTTTTTTCGGATTTAATGTAATGACAGGGGACTTCGCTAAACTCTTGAGTTCAAGACGTTTAATTTTGAAGTAATCATGTTCATTAATGGGGATAACTTGGCCTTTATGCACAGCATGTTTTGGGAATATGTAAGTTTCATATTCACTTGAATAGCCTATGTAATCGGTAGTTTTAACTTCCTTCAAACGTTCCGTCTTACGCTTCATAAAAAATTCAAGCTGTTGATCGGTACCGGTCCACATTGCACCAGCCATGACTTCCATCGTTGCATCTTTAAATTTGCTACGACTACCGATTTGGCTTGGGGTAAATTGAGTTTTCTTTTCTGCCCATTGGCTTTGAACGTTGAAGTAATACCAGGCTTCGCCCGTAACCTCGTTACGTTCAAAATAAAGGGGATCAATCTGAGCGTTGCAGATTTCGGTGACAGCTGCACAGTCACGTAAAGCTTTCTCACGCTTTTGTTGATCGAGTAGGGCATCAAAACTTGGATCTTCTTCAATCTGATTCATACGCTTAGCGTATTTGTCGTAATCTAAGTTGAACCAGTACAGACGGAAATTGTGATTAAAGAAAAAAGTCTTGGTTCGACCTTCTTTAAAGTTGTAGATCAATAGACCAGCTTGTTCAGCCGTTTCTGCAATGAGTAATTCACCATAATGACGATACTTGGCACGTTCTTCACTGTGTAGTAAGTCGTGCATAAACAGGTCATTCCAATCAAGGTTTTTACCTTTGACCTGATGAGGAGGTAGAGCAGCTGAAGAAGCCCATTTTTCCTGAAGTGCGCGGAGGTGGAATTTTCTAATTGCATCCTTTCCGGCTTTGTCATTATCAAAAGCCCAGATCAGACGTGGCTTGTCTTTTTTCAACTCATGGCAACGGTCTGCAATCTGTTTAAGTAAAACAGATGGATAATTACCAGTAGACATGGTGGCAATTGCTGGCTGACCAGATTGGATTAATGCAATGGCATTAAAAATACCTTCAGTAATCCAAAATGAAGGAGCATTGCAAAGATCATCCAGATCTACTGTAGACCAAGACAATCCCTCATATTTACCAATGAAGTTTGCTTTTTGACGTCCAAAACGTTCAGGACGGTCGATAAAACGTTCCCAATAAATTCCTTCAGCTAATTTGAAACGGACAGTACCGGTATAAAGACCAGGATATTTTTGTTCATTGCTAAAGGTATCTTGAGTATATAAACCTTTTAAAGGGGCAATATCCAAGCCACGGCCATGACGTAAATACGCATCGGCAGCTGCATGAGGGTTTACTTCAGTTTTAGGAAATTCTTTGGACCAATCTTTGAATAAGTCTTCGCAAATATCTTTGACGTGTTCTTCATAACCACAATTATTTAAACGGCTACATTTCACCACGCGAGGTTTTATCGCATGGGTATAGCATTCTTTTCTGCTGCACTGTGGGCAGATGCCTTGTCTGTACCATTCTCCAACTCTTTTGAATTTGAAGATCTGATTAAGACGGTCATCTATGCGTCTTGATATATCTGACATTTAATACCACACGATTGAAAATTGATAACTGTTTGAGATTGTGAATATTTTGTTTGTCTTTGTAGCTTTTTATGCAGACAAAATTGACTTTGATTACAATCGCTCATCCGTTTCTGACTGGGCTAGTTCCGGGCAGTGTTTGAGCATAAATTCACGGATGTAAACAGCAGGTTGTTTGTCGTTGTCAAAAGCAACTTTACGAAGGATTTTTAGCTGGTCAGCGGTCCAACGAACCATGGTTCCTTCAGTGTGACGTTGTTTAGTTTGATCATTTGACTTGTTCATGCGAAAATCACCATAAATCGTTACTTAGTAACTCAGTAATCATAATTTAGTACTATTTATGGTGATAATCAAGTGCTTTTTTAGGAAAAAGTATGAAAAATGATGATTTGTCGACGCGCGGTAGTCGACTCCGTGAAGAGCGGAAACGCTTAGGGTTTGTTAATCAAGATGATCTTGCTAATATTTTGAACGTTAAAAAGAACTCAGTTGTACGTTATGAAAAGCACAATGCAGCCTTAGATACTGACCAATTGGATCTGCTCGAGGACCACGGCTTTAATATTCCTTATATTCTTTGGGGAAGGGTAGAAATGAATAGCAGTGATCTGGAAGAGACTGAATCAAAGCTCATTCAACTGTATCGACAAACACGTGAAGAAATGCGCCCAGGTTTAGTTTCTATAGTTGAAACTTATGCCAATCAGTTTAAATAAATAATATAAGAAAATTAAAACCCGGCCTTAGCCGGGTTTCTTAATCATTTGGTGTGAACTGCGCGCTTAATATTGCTTACTTGGTAATGAAGTGTGTTGATGATTGCCGAAAACTCTTTTTCTTCTAGGCGTTCAACCACTTTCATTTTTGTCATGGCTAGCAAAAAGTTTTCTAGATTCTCAAGTGGATATTCAATTTCTTCAAGTATTTCCTCAGCCGTCATTTTCTTGTGGCTTTTAATTTCAAGTGTTGAGTGCATTTCTCCCCCTGTCGATTGATAACAAGCGTATTTTGTTAGATTTTTTCCAAAATGGGTAGGGTTATGCGACAGGGCATGACGCATAACCGATTATTAACTTTTATACCTTGGTCGAATACTTTTGTTTAATTCGATTAATTAATCGAGCTTTTAGGGGAAATAATATCTTTAACACCAAAGTCGGGAACATTTGGTGTCGATTTTTACTTCTGATAAGAATATTGGCCTTTCGATAAACGTATTTCAAATGTGCTGGTAATTGTGCTTCAGCTTGTAAATTGTTTAGCTCAATGTGGCCCTGTTTGATCTGAATGATTAAGTACAGTTGTTCAATGATTTTTTTCATGCTCACACTCCCCAAAATAGCATTGAGAAAGTGAAGCCGGCAGCACTGGCAAATATGGCAGTGTCGAAAAGGTTCTTCAGTAGTTTTTTACGTTTGAATTGACGCTGGCGCTTTTGATAAGCATCCAAGTCATAAATAGGGGTATGTTCTTTTACATTATTTTGAGTGCACGAATGTGTAGCAGTAAATGTTTTCATTTGCTGATTCCTGTTTGTCAAGTTTTAAACCTGACACCATTACTTCTCACGGTAATGGTGACAGACTGAACAGGGGTGAGAAACCATCCAAACAGGAAATGGCAAAATCACTTATGTGATAATCCCTATCCAGCCTGCCATAAAAGGCACAGCCGAATTTTACACAAAAAAATAGCCCATAGCGGACTTTTTGCGCCTGTTTGTTAAGTTAATTCAGGTTCTCACGCCTGACCATAGATTTTGCTATGGTGAAATTAGAGTATCTTAGTTACTATTAATGCGTCAAGACTTTATAAAAATTATGTGTTGAATAGAATATGAAGAGTTGGGAACAATTTTATATTGAGTTTTTGGTAAAAATTGCCGAACCTATTGATGTATTGCCTAATGGTATTTGGGTATATAACTCTGTTTTTTTTGAAGATAAAATTTAAATGAACAAAATTCTATTATTTAGTTTGATTCTTATTAGTGGTATTGCTGGATGTTCAAATGAACCCGAAATTATATTGCCAAAAGTCTCTCAAGTCGGTGTGGAAAAAGCCGAAAACATCATAAAAGAAGCAGCTCTCCAACCTATAAAAACAATTGATAGTACTGATAGTCGTGATAATACAATGAAAATATATCAGTTTGATGGTGTTCATACACAACTAGAGTTTAGTGAAAATTATATTCTGATTTCCTGGCATCAACATGATAAAGCAAGCATAGATAAAGCAGTCCGTTTAGGAATGGCAACACTTGGTGATGATGCTGGCTATTTTATTCATAAAGTAGATATGCAGGGAGAACATACTGAATATTCAATTCAAGGGTATAAGTTAGTCCAAAATTTATGTGTCTCTGAATTGTGCTCAATAAAACTGGAAAGAAAACCTCTTATATAATATTAAAGCCCCTATATAGGGGCTTTGTTTTATACAAAAAGATAGAGGAATAATGATCCACTGATCATGACACCAATGATTAATCCGATAAGGGCTGGGTATAGCCACATTATTGTACTCCTTGATGTTAATTTTGAATTTTGATTGATTCGTATCTCACCATTGAGAACCGACTCAGGATCCATATTTTCTAGCTGAGCAACTTTTATTGCACGAATATATCTGGTGAATTGATAATCCAACATCATCCACAAGATGAGTAGTGATAATATGAAAACGATAATAAAAAATATGAAGAAATTTGTCATTTAATAGTACCGCTTAGAAAGTTTTTCTTGTGTATTTTTACATTCAACACAAAGAGTTACAGAACCATAGCGCTGACGCTCAACAGGAATATCATTTCCACATTCTTCACATTCAGTAAGAGAAGGGCGGCTAAAGTCTTTAGGCTGAATTTGAACCTGTTTAAGTTGTAATTCTTGTGCAATATCGATTTTATCTGTCATGCTGGCTCCATTTTCCAAGTGCGGTCCGGAGTAGGTAAATTAATTTCAGGATTTGGTTGGGCTGGAGGTGAAAGCTGGAACTTCAATTCCATGTAGCCTTGAGCTGTAAAGCCACAATTCAGATTTTGGCACTGTGCCTGGAACATACGGAGTAGTGGACTTAATGCATAACTTGAACGTATTGCAAAAGGTTCACCACAATGGGGGCATTTATAACGTGAACGAGGTCGAGCCATTTCGTTATCTATTGGTTTAATTAATTACGATTTTATAACAAAATCACTATAAATAGTGATTTATAATAATTTGTATCGAAAATTGATTATTGTTTTTAGTCCTTGCTTTCCCCCGAAGCAAGGATTTTTTTTATTTAACCTTTTTAGCTTTATCTATTCGGGCTTGTTCCCTCTTTAAAGCAATGGTCGCTGTCTTTTTAGTTTTATATATTTTGATGAGCTTTAAGGGATTGCTCTGATCCCCAGATGTAAGTTTGAGATCTTTACCATTCTCACGATAAAAAACGATTACTCCGGTATAGTCTGCATAGTTCCGGCCCGTACGTTTTTTATTTTTTTTTCTTAATTCTTTATCTCCCTCTTTATCAGGTTCAAAAAGTGTTGAGACATCATCTGCATTCGGCAGCTGTGCTTCCAGTTCAACATTCGTTGTAAAGCCACTATCAGTTAAATTGTGAGTGACATTGGTACCAAGCCATACAATGTCATCAATTTGTGGTTTTAAACCGGTAAATACAAACTCTTGTTCCGGGATAAGTTCAGGTTGGCCAAAGGCAAAGGTATAAGACAATTTTTGAGATGCACGTTTGCACCGGTTATATTCAGCCTGAGCAGCTAATTCAGCCGTTTTTTTGTCGCGGTGGACGTAGCGGATCTCTTTTAAATTGTCTTCATTGTCGCCAATTACGACATACAACTTTTTAGATTTACCTGTATCGTAATAATAGGCTTTAACACCCGTAATTCTGTCAGTACCGGTACCAGTCGTGTAATTGTGGCCATCACCATCTGATCGAAAAATTTGGGCCGTAGGAAGTGGTAATCCGGAAACGGTTTGACTGGCTCCACGAGGCAATAAAATTAAATGGCCATTTTTTACGGTAGCAATAGCATCATGTTCATCAGCTATCCGGGTAATAAGATTTGCATCACTTTCATTCTGCGCGATATATGAAATTACCCGGTTGGCCAGAGTGTCATGCACAATTGTTTTAAGGGCATATTCAGCACCAACGGTTTCAAAAATTACCTGGATTGTTTTACTACTAAAGCTACGTTCACGCTTTTGTTTTAAACCTTCAGATACATCATTACTAAATGCTGAAATACTTAATATATCTGGTGCACCGCGATGAGTGACTGATTCAACTTTGTATTTCCCTTTGTCGACCAAGCCTGTATTTGACCAACCAATCCACACCTGAATTATTGCGCCTTCAGGTGGAATTTCTAACTGCCCATCAGAATCATCCAGATCAATGTCGACAGAGTCCACAACAAGACCACGATTGTCTTTAATAGTGAGTGAAATTAAACGGTCGACAACGAGAGGGGAGATGTCATTACCATCTACTTCTAGGCGATAAATTGGGAAAGGATATTCAGTTTCAGACTGATATGACTCAGCTGCGTCTTTTAGTTTGTTGGTGATCTGATTAAACATTTATATCAACCTATTTGCTACGCCACCAGCCATGCCTAGAAGCGTTCCTACTAAAGTTGGTTTCCACTCCTTAACGATTTTTAGTGTCAGGGTAAATTCGGTTTTACGTGCTGCACCATCTTTGAAGAAATAGGTTTTTGTCTCTTCCATATTTTCAATAATCACTAGGCCATAAATCTTGCCAGTACCTTCGATTAGGGTATAAGCCATGCCTGTGTCTGCCATACGACGAACTTGATCTAATACAATTCGGTTGTTGGTCAGTTCGTGGTAGATTTCTCCCTTCAGGGTAATAGTGTCCTCACCTTTACCAGTAAACTGATAAGCCGGGGTAGACCCAACCCGGCTATTACTCGGATGTCTCCAGCTAGTAACACGTTGCAATTCTTGATATGCAGCTGTTCGTAATGAAAATACAAACAACCCTAATGCCATCATCATTTTGTTTACTCCGTATCAGTTAAGAATCTACGACGAGCATCGCGTTCTTCTTGTTGGAGGCGCACCATTTCGGCTCTTAAAGCTCGTGCTGTTTCACGTACTGGTTGGCCGTGCTCGGCCTTAATTGTGATTTGTATGGTGTCATTACTAATGTAGCTGCCACCGCGTTGTGCCCTGATCGGTGTCACTGGGGTAACCTTTGTAGTAGTACCGGTACCAATTACATTTTGCGTAGCTTGCTGTGTAGCTCTAACAGGTAAGTTATGGTTCTGTGAAATACCTAAGGCCATGCCTTGCATGGTGTAGTTACCAATGCCCATGAAGACCCGCGAAGGTGAGTGGATTCCTAACAGATTTCGGGCTTTTTCAATAACACCGGTTACGGCTCCGGAGAGAGCTGCTTTAACCTCACCAATTTTAGAAAGGATCCCGTTTTTTAACCCGGTTAAAATCATTGCACCAAAGCCAGTGAATTTTGCTGGTAGATCTACACCGAACCAGGACAAAACTTTTGCAAATGCAGCATAGAAAAGCCCAATAGGGGACCAGTTAATAATTAGGGCTGATACGCCTTTAATCCCGCCATTGAAGGCAGTTTTAACCGTATTCCAAATACCAATAAAGAATCCTGAAATTGGTGTCCAGTATTTATAAATCAGGAATGCCGCTGTAGCGATGAGGGTGATAGCCAGAATAATAGGATTGGCCATCATGAAACGTGAAACAGTTAAGAAGATTTTCCCCAGCCATAGCAAACTTGTGCCAAGAATTTTAATAGGCATCAGGAATAATTTAAAAAGACCGGTGATGATTCCAAATCCACCACCCAAAACACCTAACGACATTCTAAGCATGGCCAAAGGGCCAAGAATGGTGACAAGTCCCAAGGCTATTGCACTAATACCACCTACAAGTAAAACCCCGCCAGCCACGACTTTAGCAATGGTATTGGCGAGCTCTGGGTTCTTTTGCGCCCAAGCTGTGACATTCTCGGTGATATTAGTGAACCCAGTAATAAGCATTTTAAATTGAGGGGCTAACTGCTCACCAAACAGCGCAAGCATACTAGTGAATGTTCCACCAGCCGCATCTTTCAGATTTTTTAAAGTACTTAACTGGGCATTTACCCGGGTTTGTAAATCTGCCTGTTTCTGCATTTTTGCTATAACTTCGTTATAGCCAGTTTGCCCTTTATCAATCAGTAGATTTAAAGCTTGAATAGTCTCGGCATCATTACCAAACATATCTGAAAGGATAGGTAACCGTGCTTCAGTTGATAGACCTTTGAGTTTTTCAAGTTGCTTGAACATTTTATCTAGGCCACCAAACTCACCTTTACCATCAGTAAAGTTCATTTGAATACCTGTTCCACTGTCTTTTAAGGCCTTTGCTATACCTTTCGTGTCCATCATAGATTTAAAAATCTTGCTATAAGCATTACCTGCAGACTCACCAGCCATAGCTGCCTGATCTGCCATCACTAATAATGGAGCAATAGCTTTAGCACCTTCGAGTCCTTCAGCTTTGATTGTTTTCATACCAGCTGAGATTTTGGCAAAGCCTTGAAGCATATTTCCGCTATCAACACCTAGGTAATAACTACGCTGGATTACGTCCATTAAACCCAGCATATCTTTTTCTGTGGTTTTAGTAGCATCCTGCATTTTTGCAGCAAATTCAGCAGCATCAGCGAATGGCATTTTCATTTGAACGCCTAGATAACCAGCTGCTTCACCAACTCCCCCCAGAATTGCTTTAGCTGAAATACCTTGCTGAATAAGTACTGCCATCATGTTTTGGAAATCAGCTGTTGTTCCAGGTAATTTGGTTCCTAAACCATTGGCCAATTTATTAATCTCAGCATATTCCTTCGATACTTGGCCATTGGCTTGCATCATGGAAACTCTTAAACCCATTGCTGCATCTTCAGCATCTTCATATTGTTTTAAGGTATATGCCATGCCAGCTGTACCAACAGCTCCAATCGCTAGGCCCTTCTTGGCCAGATCTGAAGCTTTGGCCATACGTCCTTGCATTTGTTCATATTGCTTCTGGGCTTTCTGGTGACGTTCTAAAGATTCTTTTTGTTTGTTAATTTCCATTGTGGTGAGATGGATTTTATTCTTCAGCTCAGATTCATCATCAGCTAGGTTGTCAACACTGATACCAGCCTGATTAAGTTCACGTACTAAAGCCGTCATTTCAGAGCCTTGATTTTTCTGGGCTGCCTTCAGACGTTTCTGCGCTGCTTCAGCACGAGCGAGATCCTTAACCATTTGCTCAGTAGGGGCACCAATGTTCATGGCCGTTTTGAGCTGTTTAAGGGTTTCCTTATTTTGCTCAATGGCTTGTGTGGTTTTCTCAGATTGTTCTTTAAGCTGCTTAAAGCCTGAAATCTTGCGTTGTTGGGCTTCTAGTGCCTTCAGTTCAGATGAAGTCTTTTTAAAAGCATCAGACAAAGTTTTAGAGCCACCAACAATCGTTTTGATGGGTCCTGATAGTTTATCTACTGCATTAAAAAGGACTTCTAATTTTAAGTTTGACATTGGTGGACTCTTTTATTCAGAAGAATTTCTTTTCAGGGCCATACGATGCCATTTGCTCAATTCAACAATATCCATGTCATCGTAAGCACTAGGTGGCCAATGAAAGATGATGGCAATATTTGCTATTGCCTCATCAACATTATCGACAAGTTCTAAATCGTCTGAGCCTTGATTTCCTTCTGTACTGCTTCCGGGTACAAAAAAGTGACCAAATGCCCTCCTAAATTGGCGAAATCTACAGTATCCATTTGGTAGATCTGTTGTACGGTAAGTGATGGTGATGTGACGCGAGGAAGAACCTTGCAAAGAGCATCTACATCATGTTGGTAAATTGCTTGCAGAGTTGTACCACTTAGAGCTTTGACACCAGGCTTACGAACAGTGATATGAGTAATCATATGTTCACCCATTTGAATTGGGACTACTAAAGCCACTACTTCTTCATTTGGGTTTTTGATGTGTTCCTGGTTAATTGCTTGATCAATTTGATTCATTTGGAAATATCCTAAAAGTTAAATAAAAAAACCTTCTGCAGTACTGGACTACAGAAGGGAAGGAAACTTAAATAATGCCTAAGATGTTGCGTTGTTTTTCAAGACGATCTATGCCACCGATCACTTCTTTCATGCCAAGAATGTCAATTTCGACTTCAACAACACCATTCACTGTCAGCTTGTAGTAAACACAGTTCGTCACAACTTTATGTTCTGTGTCTTCACCAGGTGTAGATTCACCACCATCAATTTCTTCATGACGGCCTTTAACAACTACTTCTACGGCATCATATTCGCCATCGTCATCGCGCTGGTATGCCCCAGCAAAACGGAGATAAACACCGTCAATTTTTTCCATACCAAATTGACGGAGTGTCAGAAGATCTAAACCACCATAAGTTGATTCAAGCACTAAGCCATCATCGGACATGCCTAAATCAACCTTCACGGACCCGTTCATACCACCGCCACGGTAGTCTTCGGTTTTACGTGCTAACTTGGGTAAAGTCACAGTTTTAACTTTGCCCAAGTAGCTATTCCCTTCATTAAAGAAGTTCATATTTTTTAATTTTGGAGGTAAAGCCATGCGTTAAGCTCCTTAAGCTTTTACAGATGCAGCAAAGTTAGCGAGATAGCGATCAGTGATACGTTGTCTGAAGGTCAAATCTTCAAGAGGTGGGACAGGGGTGTAATCGTAATCAGTGGCCAATTTACCCACTTTCAACGTATCTGGAGTATTTGCTTCCGGATCGAACCAGGCGTCACCACCAATGAGGTATTTATTACGCGTTAGTTCACGAAGCTTGGCTTTTTGACCTTCGATAATGTCTGTGGCCAATGAACCATGAAGTGGTAAATCGTTTGCCCACATATGTGCTTCAGCCATGGTGTCGGCCAACACTTGAGCAGTACGCGTATAGTTTTCAAAAGCAAATAAAGGATCGTCTGAACAAGTACGAGATCCCCAGAAACGAAAGCCTTCATGTTGAATGAGGGTTGTAACTTCATGGCTGTTGAGATAGCCAGCATCAGTTGCTGGGTCTTGCAGGTCCCAAGTCACATCAGCATCAATGCCAGTAACACCTGATACTGCAACGTTTGAAAGGGTTTTATGCCAGCCGATTTCGTTATCAATTTTTGCGCGTAATCCCATAGCAACAGCAACAGCTGGTACGGTTTCTGTTTGAGCAGTTGTGGTATTAAATGCTACAAAATTTGGCCAAATGATCATAAGTTCACGTGCAGCAAAGGCTTCACGATATGCAACTGCTTCTTCTTTGGTTTTACAGCCCCATGCATACGCATAAGCCATAGCACGCAACTTCTTAGCAATAACAACTAACTCAGTGGCCACAGCCTGAGTATCAAGCCCTGGTGCACCTAAAATACGTGGCTGAACACCTAATTTAGATTTGGCGACGAGAAGGGCTTTAAGGCCGGTATATTTTCCTTCAGCAGTTACGGTTCCAACGACGTTTGCAGTTTGAGCTGCTTCATCAACTGCAGTAGGTACACGGACCACGACACAAATAGCGTTGGTTTGGTTGGCCATATTTTGAAGTGCTTTTGCTAATGTTCCGTTTTTCCCGGCTTTAGCTACTGCAGCTTGTATATTTGTAATTAGTACTGCTTGGTTTTCTGGAAATACTAATGGGTCTGCATCATCTGCAGTTGCAACAAAGCCCGGAATAGCAGTTGCAATGGTTCGAATTGGCCGGATCCCATCATTGAGTTCAAGGACACGGATTCCGTGGTGGTATTGATCTATAGCCATAAAAAAGCCTGTTAATTGAGGTTTTAATTCAACAAACAGGCTTGCATGACTAAATCAAAAGTGTAAGTTTCTTGGTCTGTGAAAATGGTTTTTACATATGAATCATTTGGGTGGAATTAGCTCACTTGGCAAGAACATATTCAATATTTTTATAAAAAGACTGAAACTTTCCACGGAAAATCAGCAGTAGTAACATCTATGGAGTTAGAGTTAAATAGTCTTATCACAACTCGATCCAAGTCATTTGAATCAATATAACAACTCCATAATAATCCAGCCCCGATATTGCCGACTGGGTTAACAACAACAGTGTTATTTGCAGAGCTTAAGCCTAGCTGTAACAATGAGAGAGATTTCTCAACAGACCTTCCGGCAGGAATGGTTCCAAAATTTAAAACAACATTATCTCTTGGAAATATGGGCTGAAAAGTACCTTTACCTTTTCTTAAAAATAGTTTGTCAGGGTAGTAAATATTTTGGTCTGCTGTAGAGTTACCGAGAATATACTCAAATTTATTATTAGCTGTATGCGTGAATGTTAATTTTCCTGAATATTGACCATTTTCATTTTGGACAACTACATTCTGAAATTTTCCGTATTTGATTACTCTCGTTCCATTTGCACTTGGTATATATGAAACTTCATTTGAGTCTCCAGCTTCATCTTTCCAAT